GTGAGTGTAGGGTCAATCTTCAATAGTTCCGTCATAGGGACAGTCTTAATCTCTCCCCAATAGAAACAGTCTTGAAAGAATGGATCCTCGGTATAGCTGTATACCACGTTAGCAGGATCTACATAAGACACCTGAACACCAGACCCCGGCAAGAACTCATGCTTAGCAACACCAATTCCTACAACAGTTAAGTCGTAGTCAATACGCTTACGTGTATCTTGGTAGTGGTTCTCATCAAGGATAGTATTGATAGCCTCCTCTTCAGCGATTTCAATTGCAGGCTTATACTTAAGCTGCATGTATAGTGATAGCTCCTCATCAGTCTGAGGCAACTCCTCTGGGTTAGTGACAAATGGATCAACACCTGTCTCTCCCTGTATCTTTAGAAGCAGATCCTTAGCAAGCATCTGGCTTTCAATCATGTCCTGATACTTACTTCTCTTAGCCTGAGACATTGCATCCTGTGCGTATGCCTTAACCTTAAAGAGTCTATCTCCCATGCCATTGACTACAATGTCAACGAACTTAGGTAGGATAGGAACTGGAGTCCAGTCAAGATTTAGATAAGACAAGTCACCATCAATGGCTAGCTCATTCTTATATTTCTGAACAGATTGTTCACCTCGTGCGTACAAACGCAGTCGGTTAAACTCACCCCATTGATTATAGTATCTACATTGGCTACCATCTTTCCGAAACCATTCATACTGAATCGCCTGCCCTACCTGAAGACCAAACTCCGGCGTGGCTTTCTCCGAATCAGAAACAAACTGGCTTGGAAATGCGGTTGAAGATATATTAACTACGACATCTTTCATCTAATAATTTGACTTTGATTTCCAGTGTTAGCGTACTTTGCGAAATTAACACTAATTTTCGACTCTTTTTTCTCCGGTAAATATACGTGTTTTTGATTTGCCATTATAGCTAAGCCTGAGCTAATTGAAGCATCGTGCTTAGTTCTATCGTTAATGTCAAACTTAGCCCAGTCCTCAAGCGTCCTAGTGAATGGCATCGTGCCTATCTCATCAGATGATCTGTAACTGTTAGCCAAATCAAATCCAACAAACTTCTCAATGTATGACTCGATAGCAGAGGCATGTGACTGCTTAACCTCTTCAGAGGAGTTAGGTATACCACCAAGCTCACGCTCAGTCTTACTCAACTTATTTAATGTACGGTCAGGTCGATTCATACTGAACGCTCTATACCCTCTATTCTTAAAGTGATATAGTATACGTGCCTTGTTATTCTCTGCAAGTACAGGCATGCCATAAAATACACAGGCCATTAGTACTTCCTCAAAGAATATCTCCGCTGTCTGCGGTCTAGCAATATACTCCAAGAAGAACTGGTTGACAGGAGCATCGTCCATGTGGTACTTAGTCATACCATGTAGCGATCCATTAGATCCCCTTCCTCCAACTACTGCTGATATGTCATAAGGGTCACACCCAAATGTGCCTAGGTGCTCATTACCCGGATACTTGATCCCATTCCTTATAGGTACGTTGTTCTGTAAATGTAGAGGCGGTACCCAGCTTATTAAGAACCTGCCCCTAGAGTCAGGTGTCCATATAACCTTACTGTCCTTTATACCATCCTTCCAGTGAAACGATCCACGTGTAACCATCTGGCCCTCTATGCCTGAGTCGTTGTAGTCAATCTGTTGATAGATCTTGGTAAGGTTAAAGATAGATGACTTGCTCTCATCTCTGAATGCGTGTGACTCAGTCCTTGGGAACTGACGATAAAACTCATTGAGTGCATCAGCATCATTCTTCAATGACTCAACCTCAGCCTCCCAGTAGTCTATCGCACCATTCTTAATCATCTGCCCATCAACACCAAGAATAGGAGTATCAGGCTTTCTAACCACAGGCATACCATACCTATCGATAAATCCCTCCATGTTCCACTCCATCGGTATAAACAAAGCGTATAGACCGCTCTTAGTCTGTCCGTTAGCGTTCCTGCTAACAACATTTGAGTCCTCATATAGTTTCTTATAATTGTCACCACCCTTGCTTAGAGCGTTCGATGTAGATCCCATCATGCACTTGCCAATGATCTTGCTACCTACCCTGAGACAGGTCTTAGTTACTCTCCAGTTGTTTAAGATATTGTTTGGCTTCACCCACTTGGCAGATTCGTCATGTGCTAAGAATAGTAGCTTCTCACCATCGTATGAGTTCTCTTCAGTATTCTTCCAGTCAATAGTGGTATCAAGACCAATCACCTCACTATCAGATGCATTGGCCATATTCTTTTTTGTGATCTTTGATGCAGGTACCCGATACGCAAGTTCAGTCTTTGGCTTATCCATACCATCCATAATTGGACGGAAGAAGAACGGCAACCTGCTATTTATAGGTACCACCTTATCAGTGAACATCTTCTTAGCATCAGCACCAGTCTTTGACAGGATGCCAACCCTAGAGTCACGAGCAAGAGTGGCTATGTTAACGCACTCTGAGGATGACATAAACGAGAATCCTGAGCGTCTAATCTTTAGATAGATCATCCCAAATGATCGTATGTCTGCTCTACATGCCTCCCAGAATATAAAGAATATCCTGTTAGCCTCACGGTAGTCTGCATATCCAACGTCAATACTAGACCATTGTAGGTACATATAATGAGCTCCAGTGATGTAGGTAGGTGTTCCATTATTCATGAACCACATCCCATCTTCACGCCTGTTAAACTCAGACTCAATGTAGTCTACCCACCTGTCCTTAAACTCAGCCGGCATCTCATTCCAATGGAAGATTGACTGTATCTTTAAAAGATCTTTAGGTAAATCTTGTCTCTCCCAATACTGTTGAGATGGCTTATCGCTTCTCTTAAATACATCATTAGGTACGGCAGGCAATGCAACAATCAATCCTTGTATGCTGACTATCTCTCCGATCTGTCCAGTCCTAGATATAACAACCATGTCGTACTGCTCATTATAGCCGTACAACCATGATCTTCCGCTATTCTTTTTACTGATAGCGTTCTGGGGGACATGATCCTTAACGATTCGATATAGACCTTCGCTCTGCAAAACCTTGTTTGGTATCTGTTCTATTCACTCCTTTATCTAACATATCAAGAGCTTCACGCTCCGCCTCTATCCTGTTCAGGATCTCGAAGGCATCAAAGATTGCAAGCTTCTTTGTAGCCGCTGCATTCTTTAATCTATCCGCAGATAGCTCACTCTCATCCTCAGGCTTGATGATGGCTTCCTTAGCCACCTTAATCAACTGCTCAACAGCCTGATGTCCTGCCTCAATAATCTTTAGCTTTATGTCTTTAGGATCTCTCATAGCACCATGGTTATCTGATGATCAAACATTCTGTATAGCTTCTCTCCATCCACATCAAACTCATACTCACTATCTGGCTTGAAGCAGACCTTATCGCCTGCTTTCACACCTTGCAATATAAGATATGCATTAGGATATACCATCTCACCCATGAGAGGTTCATTGGTGAATGGCTTCATGATGTAACTATCAATAGCAGGGATAGGCTTAACAAAGCAGTATCGGTCGTAGGTGTGCCACGTGGAGCCACGCTTATATAGGTAAAATTGATCTGGTTCAATGAAGAACTGATCGTCCCTAAAAAATGATCTACCACTCTTACGTCTACCCTGAATGTCATTATAGAACTTGAATACGTTGTGGTGCACTAGAAGGACATCGCCTTTCTGAATAGGACCATCGTATCCATAAGGTACCTCAAGCACCTCAGCATATCTGTTTGAGAACTTATGATCCTCTTCTGAGGTATTGACAATAAGGTCTATGCCACCAACCTCCTTGGTGTTATTGTATCGCTCACCCTTCACAGGTCTTACGATAAAGTCAAATGGTGACTGCATCAGTAGTTTATATTGTATTCAATAGCAACAGGCATGGTGTAGTTGAACTCCTTCCAGAGAACCACCTCCTGCTTATCGTTTATAATATAGATCCTGATTGATCCGCTCTGCGTCTCAAACTTAATCAGATGAATTTCATGCGTGTCGCCTAATACTTTCTGACCTGTTATATAGTGCATCGAGCTGCCCTTGTAGTCTGGGCCTACTGATATTTTTCTAATATCCATTTGATTAAATTTAATTCAAATTACTACCAAACAACTCCGGCAGTATCAGTTCCTGTGATTCTGTATATCTTGCCTACTGCCAATCCTGCTGCCTTTGCAGCTGTGTTGTTAGCGTAAACAGGCACACTTGGTAAAGGCATAGATAGAATGCTTCCGATAGTGTAGTTCTTGGTCTTGTTGCTGTCCTCAGCATCTGTACCAATTATCTTGTCGTTATACGAGACGCTGCCGTCTGTAGGGTATGAACTAATGTTTGCCATATATTTTTTTTGTTAAAGTTAATTAAAAAACGCTGTATGCTCCAATAGTAGCTCCATTTGTACCTGCCATGTCAAATCCACTTGATGTAGAAGCGTCTTTAACGATAGAGTTCCATCTAATACTTACGCCACCAGTGTTTGCTCCGCATCTTCTCACTGAACCACCAGTTATTTGATATTGATAATTTACGCCTCCTACAATCAATCTTCCATTTATTGAACTAATGCTCCAAAGAGGTCCTATAAAAGAATCTCCAGTAGTAGAATAAATTTCCCAATTATATCCAAAGCTATCTGTAGATTTCATAATAAATGGAGCACCTAAAGAAGTAATTCCTACTGCATACCAATAAGAGTCATTATGATGAGTAACTCCAGTTAAAGTAATAGTTGGCGCAGTAAGAGGGGGCATATTTCCAGCAGACCAAATTGTACCACTAGAAGTCCCAACTAAAATTGATCTATCATTACCAACTGCAACAAATCCTGAGCCGTCACTTGCTACAGCTCTCCAGAGTTGAGTACCAGAATTTACAATAGACCAATTTTGAAGTCTGTAATTTGTGTTTGTTTTAATAATTCTATTGTCCCCTACAACTATTGCGACCCCTGCGTCATTAAAATCAATAGCATATAGGTCTCGAACAGTAGGCGAGGATGCGCTAGCCCATGCAGTGCAGTTTTCAGCGGCATTAACTATCATTTCACCGTTAATGCCAACTGCTAAAAAACGAGGGTATGAAGTAGTAGTATTAAGGGTAAACCCGGGCATAAATTTTACATCTAACAATGCATCAGAAACTAAGAAACCTGAATTAGAATAATTTATACCAAAGTCATTAGATATAAAAATCTTACCTTCACCACTATTAAGAAATTGCCCTGCAAGTAATTGAATTGGACTTGAAGTTGTTTCGTTATTAGCTATTCCCTCCCATAAGTAATCCTGAGTATTAAAGACAGGGGAAATGCATTCTAAGTTAGATTTAACCACAAGTTGATTACTTGTTTTAGATGCAAAAGGCCCAAACAACGTATTGATATACACACAGGCATCTGCATCAGCTTTAGTAATCTGCTCGTTACTTACAGGAATAGTAGACTTTTGAGCAAACAAACCCGTATCTACAGCATTCTGTAAATTGTTAAACGAGATTGTTTGATTACTTGCTAAATCATTCCAAGGCATTATGCTTCAGTTTCAGGTTCAGGGGTTGGTTCAGGTGTAGGCTCAGGAGTCGGCTCAGGTGCAGGAGGTACCGGTGGTACATAGTCACCTGTAATGGTTAGGTTCAACTGCTCGGCAACCCAATCCCATGCGTAGGAGTCGATTGTCCATTGCTGATAAGCATCGCCTGTCATTGTCAAGTTACCTTGCGCTAACTGCGTTCCAACTGCTAGTTCTGCTGTTTCAGCAAATAGCTGATAGTAGAATGTTGCACTTGTTCCTAGTGTTACATTAATAGCGTAAGCATTAAGAATCTTCGCTTCTTGTACGGTTCCATTGTCCCATATTGAGACTGCTTCAATTGTTTTCATATTTCTTTTCTAGTTGTTTAATTCGTTCTTCTAAGTACGCAATTTTTGCTGTATGTACCTCTCGGTAGGAAAGATTTAATAGTCCGTCAGAACCCTTGCTAACTGCGCTTGGCAATACATCCTGCAAGTCCTGAGCAAAGTATCCTAGTTCCTCCTTACCATTTTTAATGTAAAGCTTTGCTACCACAGAGTCAATTCCTTTAGCTTGGTAGTTGTCAGCTATCAATGTTTTTAAGGTAGCATCGGATGATTCAAAGAAGGATGTTGCGGTGACGCTACTGCTGAAGGTCGCTGCTCCTGTGGAGGCTATTGTAAGTCGAGTAGTTCCTCCTGTTTTAAATGATAATGGAGTCATAACTCCAGAGCCAGCATTTTCGGTTTCAATAAAACCTTCTGTGCCAGTATGCTGCATATTAATAAACCTATCATTTGAACTTGAATAAACTCCTAAACCTCCATAGGTTAAGGCATTACTTGATTTAATTGAAACTACGTGGTAAGTATTTATACCTCCATTTATAGATACAGTCCCACTAACCTGCAACCTTGCTCCATTGTCGGAAGTTGTTCCTATTACTACGTTTCCGTTTGTTTGTAAATTTACTCTTGAAGAACCTCCAGTATAAAATCCAAAGCTATCTCCAATGCCTGCAACACCTTGACCGATTGTCCATCTTTGTTCTAATGTTTGGTTTGTTCTTCCAATGTTAATTGAAGTTTCACCACTACTTGAAGTATTTAAAAACCTTAGTTGACCATAAGAAACACTAGCACCTTGAACGTGTAAGTTTGTTGCTGGAGCAACTCCTATGCCAACATTATTGCTAAAGGTCGCTGCTCCTGTGTTTGCAATGCGTAATTGATTTGTACCTGCGGATTGAAAGCTAAATCCTTCTCCGTTTCTATTATCTAAAACAAAACCATTTGCATTTCCTCCATCGTATAACTGAGTAAAAATCGCATTATCAGTTCGGTAAAATCTTAATTCATTACCGCTATTAATTCTATTTGCAGCTGCCGTTAAAGTTAATGCTACGTTAAACTGAGCAGCAGATTCAACAATAAACAATTTTTCATTGTATCCTGAAACATATTGACCTGTTCCAAAATCACCTGCCCAAGAACCAACAGACCATTTTCCATTTCCTCCTGTTCTTGGAAAGTAATTTGAAAATTCATAAGGTGCTCCAGACATATCTGTTCCAAGACCCATATACCCATTTGGGTCTGCAGCTAAGTCATAAACTTGCAATCTTGGTGCGCCATAAAGTGCTCCTCTAATCTGTATTGCGTATGTATTTTTTGCAGTTTTTGTTGGATTAATGCCGCCGCTAAAAGTTACGTTACTACCTGACTGAGTAATAGCACTATTACCAATGGAGGATGTGCCTGTAAATAAAGCGACAGTTCCACTTGTACCACTACCTGAAATACTACCTGAACCTCCACCTGTTGCTGTTAAAGTCGTTCCATCAAAGGCCAACCCTGAACCAATTACAGCGGATATAAGAGTACCTCCTGAGTTAGCTACTACGATGCGATTTCCTGAGCCTGCAAGACCACTAAAGGTCGCTGCTCCTGAATTAAGAATAGTTAGCTGGGTATTCATTGCCCCATTAGAACTATTTGTTCTGAATTGCAAACGCCCTTCCCATGATGGTCCAGCAAAACTATCTAGGTATGTAGTAATGTATGGAAAAATGTAAGCAGTTAAAAGCCTGCTTGAATAAGCCTGACCACTTCCTGCCGATACAAATAAGGTTCCACTATTTAAGGTTACATCTGTACCAACGGTCACACTACTGCCAAAGGTCGCTGCGCCTGTTGTCGATATAGTTAACGAATTAGTAGCCGCTCCAAAATTGTAAATGTTGAAACTATCATTACCTCCAGCTCCGTTACTATATAAAGCATATCTAGGAGAACCTCCTTCATATATAGCAAATCCTGTATTAGTCCCAGCGTCTCCATCTGCTATAATAGTATCATAACTTCCCCCTGCTCTATATACGTGTAACCTAGAGTTAGCATTCGGACTCGCTGTACCAATCCCAACGTTGCCGCTTAAAACATTTGCAACAATTATATTATCTACTCTAGTGGTATTATTGTCATTTAGCGATAAAATTTTAAATGTATCTCCACCCGTCATAAACATACCAATGCGTTCAGCATTAGTACCACCGTCAGTGTTTTGTAAAATTAATTGCGTTGATGTTGAATTAAACAGAGCATTCGTTGCCGTCACACTACTCGAAAAGGTAGCTGCGCCATTTTTTGCTAATGTAAATCTATCTACCCAAGTTTGAGAAGTAGAAGAATTAGAACTTTGCGCTCTAATTAAGTATAAACTACCATCATTGTCTGTCGCTCTTACTAATAAACCTTGTGAGTCATCTTGTATATTTTGTAATGTTAAAGCATAGTCAGTAGAAGCAGCACTAAACCTACCTGTTCCATTAACATCAAGCTTAAATCCTGCGTTTGATGGAGAGTTACTTATACTGACATTGCCATCGGTAAAAATCTCCATTCTTTCAGCATCTGCAGTATTAAAAACTAAAGGATGAGAAGATTGAGAACCAATAACAACAGAATCTCTAAATGATGTATTACCTGTTGTTGAACCTCCAATCCCAAAATATGCACTAACGCTTGTCATTGCACCTTGAATTATTAAACTTGTATAAGTGCTAGTATCAGACGAAGGTTGATATAATCTTGTGTTATATGCTGAATTAGAAGAAAAAATATCTAATGCATAAACTCCTCCAGCAGTATTATTTATTGCAACAAACGAAGTACTATTATGAATTGCACTATTCCCAATAGTTGTACTTCCTGTAAACTTAGGCAAGTAGTTAGTCGTGCCTGTACCTGTTACAATCCCACTAGGAGCTCCGGTAATCTTGGTCCATGCTAAGGAAGTAATCCATGCAGGGTTGGCATAAGACCCAGTAGAGACGATTACATTGATGTCATCAATCCCACTGTCTGCTAATATGTTGTTGGTTATCGTTGCTAAATTCGACATATCTTATACCATTGTTAATGACCTCCAAACGGAGTTGCTGTAAATATACAAACCAATTACCGAATCACTTTGGTAAACTATCAATCCTTGTGCAGGTGAACCTATTGCCAATCGCTGTGCTTGAGTCATACGTGGAGGCAAGAACCCTCTCGTGGTGCTGTCCATCTGGAACAACGCTGATGCGTTAATACTTGCAGTACCCAATCCAATCCCTGCTCCACTATCAAATAGCAAACTGTCTCCAATCTGAGTACCACCTGCATTATTCCATTTTGTAATGTAATTCTGTAGTCCTGTTCCTGTCACAGGATTAGTCAAGGCATTCTGCTTGTTGTTAAATGTAGTCCAATCAGTGTTACTCAATAGTCCAGTCTGTGAAGCAGTAGCAACAGTAGAAGGAACAGTAACAGTCTTGATATTAACAGCTGTAATGTGGCCCTCAGCAGAAGATGTAACGCTATCAACAACTGTGAATGACCCACCAAAAGATGGTCCTTGCGTAGATGTTGTATCTGTTCTTGATATAGCTGAATGCGTAAGGGAAATTGTATTATTAGTCGCTTGGTTAGCGCTAAATGTACCTGACCCTGAAAGCACTCCTGTACCCTGAACAGTAAGAACTCCATCCTTAATGTCTCCAATTAAAGGATAGAATGCTGAGTAATCAGATTGAACAGCAACAATGTTACCAACTCTTCCGAATACACTGCTTACTGAATCACTGTTATCGACTTTCTGCCAAGCAGACCCATGGAATACAATCCAGTCACCTACTTGCCAATCATTAATACCATTAATGTTTGTTGTACCCGCTACGCTTACAATATAGAACGCACCTTCTGTACCAACACTTGAAGTAATAGTAGGTGTATTTGTTGATGCATTCCAAGTTCCTTGATACACCAATCCACCAACCAATTGGTTGACCTGATTCTGGAGTTTACCAAACGCAGTTAAAATTGAATCCGTACTAACAATTGCATTCCCACTTACATTTAGTCCTGTTAATACTTTTCCTGTTACAGCAGAGTTTAATAGCGTAACACTTGCAGCACCCGGACCAGTAGCAGTAGCCTCACCAGTAAGTGAAGTAATGTAGTTTCCTTGAGGGGCTGGAGTATATCCAAGAATAGTATCAATAGTTGCACTCTTCCAAAGATTGAGTGTTGTGTCTCTGTATAGTAACCCGTTATTTATGAATGGCTCAGCAGAAACATCATGCAACTCCTCTAACTCATAACCATTATCAATCTTAACGTAAATCTTACCATTGTTAGCGTGAGCGTACTCAACGTATCCAATGATAACAGTATGCTGAGGAGCTAAAGGTTTTACCTTAGTAATAGCACCAGCAATAGTTGGGCTCAGGTAAAGCACATCGCCATCAAGCCATGTCTCTCCTTGAAGATTCCCAGTTGTATTTACGTTTACAATCTGACCAATGTTAACAATAAATCCTTCTTGGTTGGTTGATATGTTTTCACAAACCAATCCAAGAGTAGATGCACTATTAGCATCGTTATTCGCTTGTGCTAATGAAACAGCAAGTCTTTGTCCTTGCGCACCTGCTACCTTTACAACCTGATAGTTTGTTCTAAGCAGGTTCCCTCCTGTGCTATTGCGTACTCTTGCAACAACACTCTGTCCAATTGGAACACTATAGGTGTTTCCTTTAAGGGATAGACGAACAGTGCCATCTGTATTGTCCCACGACATCACTCCTTCTGCTGAAGGAATGTTGCTGCTTGATGGATTAAATCTAACAAAGTCAGTAATCAATCCATAGGTACCAAGGTCTAGGTCTTGAGTTGCTCCAGTGTACGGAACATAACCGATAAGAGCAGACCCATAGTTAGGTATATTAAGGGTATTACCAATTAAGGTAGAAGCTCCACTTGTGCCTGTAGTTGTAAGAGTTATAGCGCCCTGTGCTCCAATATCTGAAAGTACTTCAGCACCTGTTCTATATTTAATTACTCCACCATCAGATACTAAAAACTTATCTGTATCTGTAACAGCATTTACAATGCTGTTCACATACAAGTCACCGCTGATAGTTAGCTTATGTCCAGTATCAACAGATCCTGTCCCTAGAATCAAATTGCCATTATCAAACATTCTAGACACCTGAATACCTCCGATAGACTGAATAATCAATCCATCAGTGTAGCTGTGTATAGTTGATCTTGGAGATCCGAAGTTATTCATCTGAATCGAATACGTGTACGCAGTCAATCCAATGTTTGTAAAGTTTACTGTTCCACCAGTAGCACTATTGTATTGGAAGTTAAACGCATCAGCAGCATAAGATAGTGGGCTATTCACCAATGAAGTAGAACTTCCCCACATAGGTAGGGTATTCGGTGTGCCGCTTCCTCCAACCTTGCTATTAAATGTATTCCAATCGTTCGAACTCAAATATCCATTTGAGGACGCTCCAGCCTGAGTTATTCCTATTACACCTGACACCAATGTAATCGGTGCTGTAACTGAAATTGCTCCCTGCTTGCTATTAAATGCGTTCCAATCTGTAGAGCTAAGATAACCATCTGAGGAAGCTCCTGACTGAGTAATTCCAATCGTACCTGAACCAGTAATTGTACCACCTGTAAGCGGTCCACTGGTACCAACACTGGTAACTGTGCCTACATTCCAAGTCCTGTTCGCACTTATATCGAATGTAACACCGTTAATAGTTAGTGTAGTGGTATTAGATGCCCCATCAGTGATTCCGTATCCTGCTAATGTAGTAGGAGTACTGGTAATCTTGCTCCATGCTAGTGAAGCGATCCAAGATGGGTTAGTATATGACTGGTCTGTACGTACATCACCTACAGTCCAAGCTCTATTTGCACTCAAATCGTACCCAACACCATTGATGGTAAGGGTTCTTGCTGTAGGAACTGCTCCTACATCACTAGCAGTAAGCACAACTGCACCTGTATATCCATTAACACTTACTACAGCATCAGTATTGTCTACCTTTTCCCAAGAAGTTCCGTTATAGATAGCCCAGTCACCTACCTGCCAGTCAGTAATTCCGTTCAAATTGGTGTTACCAGCCACACTAACTACGTAGTAGTATCCTTTTGTACCTATTGAACTCTGTAAAAACGGAATGTTACTGGCAGCATTCCAAGTTCCTTGGTATGTTACTCCAGTTGTTAGTCCATTAATTTGATTTTGAACCTTACCAAATGCCTGTAAGATGGTATCTGAAGCGACAACGGTACCGCCAGTAATGTTTAATCCTGTTAATATCTTGCTAATTACAGCACTGTTGCTCAATGTAACACTAGCATTGCCGGGCCCCGAGCCAGTTGCCTCGCCTGAAAGCTGAGTAATGTAGTTACCTTGTGCCTGATAGATAGGGATATTTAAAACCTTACTAATGTAAGTTGCTGCCCCTCCTGTACCATTAGTTGTTAGGCTATCAATAGTTGATATATCCCAACTTCTATTTGCCGAAAGATTATATGTTACACCATTAATTGTAAGCGTTCTTGTTTGAGGAGTATAGACTGTGCTATCTAGGCTACCATCAGCTTTTACAAACTGTGATGCAAGACCTCCCGGTACAATAAACGCAGAAGCAGTGATATTAAATGCACCTAAATTTACGTTCTTAGTGGCGCCTGTATAAGGCACATAGTCCTGCCCAATCAATGTTCCAATAGAACTTATTGAAAAGTTTTTGGTGTCATTGAGATTCTCTACATCTGTACCTATCAACAAATCGTTGGGGGTAGGTATAGATATAATTGGGTATGAACTTATCTTTGCCATTATGGAAGATTAATATAGGAAGTTTTTCCGTTATTTCTAACAGCCTTTAACTTTTGTTTTCTATTTGCCCCTTTAGCATAGCTTACGTGAACCCAATCTGGATTAGCATCTGTGCCGAATTCCCAAATAAGCTGATCAAAGTCTAGCTTATCCTTGATAAAATCAAACACCATCTTATTGGTAACTCCACCTTTAGTGCCATCCATGTCGATGTCAATCGCTTGACCCTTACAATGCTGAGAAGACAAACTCCCCTTAATGAATGTATTCAGCTCC